GCTGTAGCTGCGTTACCTGTAGTGCTTTGGTTAAGTGTTCCTACTGTAAAGTCAATAGTATTATCTGCGTCGTCATACGCTACTGTAATACCACTTTCAGTATTTGAACTAACCATTGCTCCAACCGTATCAGATATTACTTCACTTAAATCTATGTTAGCCGTACCATCAAATGATACGCCATGGATTGTTCGTGCTGATGCTAACGCTGTTGCTGTTGCTGCTAAACCAACTGCTATATTTGCAGTACCATCAAAAGATGTTCCGCCAATAGTCCTAGCTGTTTCTAAAGCTGTAGCTGTAGCTGCGTTACCCGTAGTCGATCCTGAAGATCCACTTACGTTACCCGTTACATTTCCTGTCAATGCTGCTGCAACACTTGTAGTAGTTAGTAGTCCAGAACTTGGATTATATGATAACCCTGTATCTGTTTCTGCTCCCTGAGTACCTGTTGCTCCATCTACAAAGACTGGATAGGTTGTTTCGTCGGTTGCATTATTAGCAGTAACTGTTATGCTAGTTGCTAATGCTGCTGTACCTGTAGTGTCTTGGTTTAGTGTACCTACTGCAATTGTTGTTGCTGATATACTTAACCCTGTTCCAGCTGTTAGCCATTGTGCGGCTCCAGCTGAATCGTCCCAAAATACAATTCTGTCTGCATTGGGATCTGATAAACTTTCAATTCCTAAGTGAGATAAACTAACCGTTGCACTTCCACTTGTCGCACCACCTGCTAATCCTGTTCCTGCTACGACCGCTGTGATATCTCCGTCTTGTATTTCGGAATATCTGGCAAGCCTAAACCCGCCTTGTGTTGAGCCGTCATGCAGTCTAACATGATCTAAAGTAGTATCGACGGAAATTTCGCCTTCAGCACCAGTGAACGCGTCGTTTTGGACTGTCGTTCCCCTTCTAAATTGTACTTGTGTTGGCATTGTTTTCTCCTATTTAATATGTTCCGCCATCTATTGTACCGTCAACATTCCCACCGGGAATGTTTCCAGAAATATTAGCAGCCGAAGCGAGCATTAACTCTGTTCCGCCTGCCGTGCTTCCATCGTGGACCCTAATAGCGTTGTTAGTAGTATTAACCGAAATTTCACCTGCTGCACCTGTGAACGCATTGTTCTGGGCTGCTGTGCCTCTTCTAAATTGTACTGTAACTGCCATTTGTTTTCCTCTAATTTATTAGTTATGAAAAAGCGCCTAAGTCTTCAGTAGCGACCCGCATTTTAATAGTAGGATTAACCGAAGTGTAATCTCCTTTCAGATCATAGATTTTGTCTATTAACTGTCCAAAGGCATCTTCACTTAATGCGTTTGCAACACTACCATAGTCTCCTGTTGGGAATACTAAGGATAAGTCTGCTTCAACATAGTTAGCAATGTTTATAATGGAATCTGATGAATCCCTTACGTAGATCTTTTTATCTGCTGTATTTAATGCAACTTCTCCGACTGCGAGATCTGAGGTTGTTGGTGCATCATTTGCCGTTTCAGATTTTTTAATCTTAATTACTATCGCCATGTTATTTCTCCTCTATAAATTGTCCTGATACGTCTCTTTTCTTCTTTGAACCTGGGCGAGCGTTCATTTTCACCTCAGGTGCAGGTGTTGGTGCTGGTTCTTCTACCTTGGGTACTTCTTCAGCCCCAAAGCCTCCACCATCTTGCACCTGCTGTTCCTGTTGTGCTTGTTGTACTTTCGCCAAATTCGCTGTCTCCAAAAGACTTAATCTAGTTTTTAATAAAATGTTTTCCGCTTGTAACTCGTTGACTTTCGCCGCTAAGTTTTTAATATATTCATTAATTAATTCACTTTGGTCATTCTGTTCTGTCATTCTCATTCCCTATAATTAAATTTAGTATGTTCCGCCGCTTATGACGTTGGTCCATGCTGGTGTCCCACTATTAGAATACATGATATATGTATCGGTACCTGCTGCAGTTGCTTGTATAGCTCCTGCTCCGTTACCATATAATACACCATTGCTTGTAAAAGTGCCTACGCCCGTTCCACCATCTGCTACTACTAGATCAGTAATGCCTGTAATAGTACCACCTGTAATTGCTACACTTGAATCTTCCAAGTGAGCAACAAGTGTTGCTACTGCATAACCTGTACCGCCTGTATTAACCGTTGTGGTTGGAGCTGCTTGGTTGTCTTTAAAAAGTTTCCACTTACCTGAATCGGAAGCGTCTCTATATAGACCACCATATAAGTCTTGTGATCCTGAAGTATCAAATAAGCCGTATAAACCAATATCAACAGCGTCAGAGCTGTTATTACCGGAAGCTAATATGATAAGTGGATCGGCAACACTTAAGGTTGTGGAATCAACTGTTGTAGTTGTTCCTGATACTGTTAAATTACCACCAATTGTTACATTGTTAGGTAATCCAATAGTTATTTTGTTGTTTGAAACGGTTGTTTCAATTTCATTGGCTGTTCCGTCGAATTCTAAGGTATCTGTTCCCACCGTTACGGTGTCATTAGATCCTGAATCTGCTCCAATTGTCAGTACTGAACTTGTTGCTGCTGTAGTGGCCGCTGTTATACGTCCTTGAGCATCAATAGTTATTACTGGAATGGCTGAACTTGAACCATAAGCAGCAGCTGTTACCGCTGTGTTATCTAGAGTAGCTGTAACCGTTGTACCGGATGCACTTGTAGAAATACCTGTGCCCCCTGCAATAGTTAGAGTTTCTGAATCTAGATCAACATCAATAGTACCGGAGTCAGACGTTACGTCCATATCCTGTGCTGTTACTTGTGAATCAACGTAAGCTTTTACGGACTGCTGTGTTGGAATTAACGTAGCAGAGTTTGAAGCCATATTGTCTTCATCTACCCATGCTGTTACCGTTATTGATCCATCAGCTAGCGATCCAAAAGTTACTGTTCCTGCGGAAAAATTACCACTTCCATCTCTTTTAACAAGAGTGGATGCAGTATTTGCTGAAGCCGCGTTGTCAATAAGATCGGTATAGTATTTACCACCAACTTCTTGTATTACTTCCGACCCACCTGAGTCAATAGAACTAATATAAAGTTTGGCAGCTGCACCACTACCGGATCTATCTTCTGAATACGCTAATTCAGCTTCAACCAAATCACCTGTTGCAGGAGCTGCTGAGCCCGTGCTTCGTTTAATTTGAATTGTTGTTGCCATTTAATTTCTCCTAGTTAAATGTTATGTTATTTTTTGACTAAAATGTCCCACCATCGATTGTAGTCGGGGCTGCTGCAGTTAATATCTGAGCCACCCACTTATTTACAGTCGTATCATAAACTAAAGTATAACCATCCTGTACACCAGATGTATCTACACTTGATAGATCATCTAATGAAGTACCCACTCTGGCAGAAGTAGTCTGTGTTGTAACAACACGCGCGGCACCTAGACCTACACTTACGCTTAGTCCAGACTGCGGTGTAATTGTTACTGCCATCTATCCTCCTATGCTGCCTTTGTTACCTGAGGGGTTACTGTTACGAGGCCTTCTAATACTCTAAGAGTTTCCACAGGATCTGTTCCTGCGATCTCTACATCATAAACGTACCGGCCCGCTTTAACTAATGTCGTCTCAGCTGCCGTCAATGAGATTGTTACTTCCCCTGTAGCATCTATTTTTGCCGTAGTAAAGTCCGTCTTTGTCGCTGCCTCGTATGATTTTCTCATTTGTGATGCTATTGTATAATTCGCTAAGTCCTTAGCTGAATTATCATCATTTGTAAGATTAATCGTTAGACTAAACGTCGTTCCTTGGTCAATAGATATGTTTTGTACAGTGGCC